CCAAATAAACTTAGGCATGACTGGTGTTTTTGAAAACGCTCCAATGTTTGGCGGCATGGGCGCAATGGGAGGTCAAATGCAGCCTATGTTCCAAGGAATTAATCAGCAGGCAGGTGTTTTCCAAGGACCATACAGCCCAATTTATCCCCCGCAATTTCTACAGCGCGAACAAAATCAGCCTGTAAGCCCTTTTCAGTTTCTACAGCAGGAACAAGGCACCCCTGTGAGCCTGCCTTTGAAAAAGCCCATGTATTGAGTAAAAGATGCTAAAAGTTACCCCAGACAATCTTTATCTCGAAATCCAGTCCGCCGAAACTCTGCGTGACACATATCTCGAATCCTTCGAGGATATCGTTGACAGGTTTACGGGGGAGTCGTACCAAGACGGGCACGGGATCTCTATCCCCGAAAACCACGTTTACGAGTACCTCAGTCTCACGGTCCCTAAGTTGATCTACGACAACCCGCGTGTGCATGTTTCTACCAGACGGCCTGTAACGCAACGTGGTGTTGCCGAGGCTATGGAGCATGGTATCAACAGGTGGATCAGAGATTCAAGGTTTAGAGATGTTCTTGAGCGTGTTGCTTACGACATGCTTATTGCTTACGGGGTAATACTAACTTCAGAAGCTCCGCAGCCCGGTTATTCGCCAGCAGATGCAAACGCGCCGCATTGGCCTACTTGCTACAGGATTGCACCGCAGCGGTTCTTCATGGACCCGATTGCCGGAAGTTTGTCTGACGCTAGGTTTGCTGGACACAAATGGGTTCGTGACAAAGAAGACTTGATCGAAGAGGCTGAAAACGATAATACTTGGAACAAAGAAGTAATTGAGTCTTTGTCAGAAAACCACGGTCTTGACGAGTACGGCAGGGGTACCGAAGACGTGCCAGATAGGCACGAAATAGTCGGATACGAAGTTTGGGTTCCAGAAATTGGTATGCCAAACTACAATAATGAAGAATCTACATTTAACGGAACCATTTACACCATTGGTGTTTCTGGGCCGGGTGAAGATGGAAAAAAGCGCAGCGATTTCATTAGAGAGCCAAGGAACTTCTATGGCCCTAAGCACGGCCCTTATAGCGTATTTGGTGTCTACAGCGTTCCTGAACGCCCTTACCCATTATCTCCAATTGTCGCAACGCTCGGACAAATGGATGACCTGAACGCGCATGTTCAGTCCGCAACTTCTTCGGCAGCACAATACAAGCGGCTTGTGTTTGTGGACGCAAGAAATAAGAAACTGGTTCAAGACATTAAGAGCCAGCCAGATAACTATGTGGTTCCGGTGGAGGGTTTGGCTGGTGACAGTATTGTGCCTGCGGAATTTGGCGGCATTACCCGACAGCAAATCGAATACATTTCGATGGCTAGAGAACGCCTTGACCGCAACAGTGGAGTGGGCGAAGCGCAGCGTGGCATTGCTACAGGCGAAGCTACGGCTACAGAAGTTGCAGTTGCTGAGTCAGCCGGTAGTCTCCGGTTTGCTTACATCAAACGTCGGTTTCAAGAGGCGGCCAGACGCACTATCGAAAACGCCGCTTGGTACATGTATTACGACAATAGAGTAGTGTTCCCGCTTGGACCCAAGGCTGCGGAAGCTCTTGGTATGCAAGAACCTTTCTTTGTAGGCGGCATTCCCGAGCAGATTACTGGTGCGAAGTTTACCGATGTAGAGTTGGAAATTGACACCTACTCAATGGAGCGCGCTAACGAAGTACTCCTTCAACGTAGGGCAATGGAATGCTACAACATGGTAATGCAGTCGGCACAGTTGATGGTCAACACTCCATATGTAGACTGGTCTGCGATGCTGTCTAAGCTTGGCGATGCTATGAACATACCTGAGCTTGGCGAAATGATTAACCAAGAACAGCTTATGCAAATGATACAGGCCCAGCAGCAGCAGCAGCAGCAGGAGCAGGCTGTAGCACAAATGCAGGCGCAGGCATCAGCGGCACAGTCAAACGCGCAGGCGCAACAAATGCAGAGGAGTGAATAATGCCACTGTACGCATTCGTGGACCAAGAAGGTAATGAGCATGAGTTGTTTTACAACTCGTCTGACGCTCCAAGTATTGGAAGCACGGTCGAGGGAGATGGAAAGGTTCTCACTAGAGTTGCATCATTCATACTCGACACAGCAGGAATTGAAAGAAAGACACACAAATACCCCTATGTGAGCAGAGCGTTGTCTCGCAATCTTGAGGGGGTAGGTAGTTATGACGGTCAGGGAAGGCCGATCATTAAAAGCCAAAGCCACGAAAGGGACGTGGCTGCAAGACATGGAATGATTAAGGAATAGATATGAGCGAAGAAATCACTGACATTCAGCAAGAAACTAACCCCGTAGAAGAGTCTGCGGCTAACCCGATCTCAGAGCGTGTCACTGTTGACAACGAGATGAGTGACGATGCCATGCTAGATAAAATTATGGGAAGTTCGGAGCCTGAAGGCAGTGTTGCAGAGGCCGAAGTAGAAAGCGTACAGCTTGAAACGGAGGTTGCGGCTGACACAGAAGTTGCGACGGACGCTGTAACACCCAGCGAACCCGGCGAAGACTATCACCGTGCTATGGCCGCGCTACAACGTGACGGTACACCAAGAGATGTGCTGGACTACATGTATGAGCAAGATCCTGACAGCTTTGTAAGCTGGGGACTTAAGCGTGAAAAGGTTCAAAGAGACGGCGACAAGTTTGGAGATGAATACTCTAAGTTGAAGTCACGACTTGAGCAACTTGAAGCAGGTGGAGAACAACCCACTGCGGACAGCACGCAAGAGCAACCCCCGGAACAGGCTGTAGCAGATCCCGCAAGAACACCTGTAGCCAACCAAACTTTTGAAAAGACTAAGGCTGACATGTCAGAAATCTTCGGCGAAGAAGCCGCAGAAGTTTTGATGCAGCCAATAGCTCAACTGTCGCAATCTCTTGCTGCGGCAATTCAACAGATTCAGACGCTAACAGGCCATGCTGAAGCTAGAGAATTGTCGGTAGCAAAAGAATCCCTGCGGGAACGGTTTCCGCAGTTGGATGCCGAGGATGCGTATCAGTCAGTCGTTGACCGCATGAAAACGCTTTACAAAAGCGGCGATTACGACAACATCAGATCACTGATGACTGATGCGGCAAGAATTGTGTTTGCTGACGAAGCACCGCCTAGAGACACTGCGGCTGAAAATAAAGCCAAGTCTTTGGGTCAGCCTACTGTTGCTACCAAGACTAAGACTGCAACAAAGACGTTTACGCACGAAGATCGTGAAGACGCGGCTTTGGACGCAATCTTTGATGGCGATGGCTTGGATGGTGCTAAGAAGGCTTACACTATTTAAACCATGAGAAAGAGGAATAGCTATGGGAACTGCCCTTGCTAATTTTAACGACTTCATGGCTGCCACCGGCCCTCGCTACCTGACCTCTGCTGAAGATGTCATTAACGAGGCCGTAAAGAATACCTATGTTCTCTCACGATTCCTTCGTGGGCGTGGAATGGACAAGGTTATTCAGGGCGGCAAAACGATTAACGATGTAGTCCTTCTGGATGAATCATCGACTTACAACCACTATCAGCCTAACGACACGTTTAGCTGGACTAACCCACAAGTCGTAGACACTCTTGAGATTGACTGGAAGTTCTCCGTCGATCACATGAGTTGGACCGATCAGGAAGTCGAGCTTAACATGGGCGAAGGTCTCTCCCGTGATGCTCAAAAGGGTGTCTACAAGAAGCTCAAGCGTATCAAAGAGATGCGTCTCTGGACTTCGATGCTCAACGGCATGGAAGACGATCTTTGGAAGGCTCCTAACGAAGCAGGAATGGAAACCAATACGGGCAAGCTTCCGTACTCCATCCCAACCTTCATTCAGGAAAACGATGGTGGCCTCCCAGCCGGATTCTCAGGCACAGACCTTCAGGGTCTTGGCGTAGCTGCTAACAGCAACTACCAGAATCAGGTTTCAACTTACGACGCGAATGACCCTGACGGAATCATCGGCGGCGGTACTGGAAGCAGCGATTCGCTGGTTGCAGCCTTCGACGAGATGTTCCTGAAGTGTCAGTTCATCCCACCGGCAACGAAGCAAGAATACTTCGAGAGCGACATGCTCAGTCGGCAGATGATCTTCGCCAGTCGTGCTGGTGTCAATCAGTACAAGCGCGCTCTCCGAGCAAGCAATGACTCACTGATCTCGGCACAGGACCCTGCATACAACAACCCACAGTATAGCGGCATCGACGTTATCTACTGTGCGGCACTGGACACTGCTGCTATCTACAGCAACAACTACGGTAGCGGTAGCCACACTGGGTTCCATGCAGAAGACAGCGCATCTGCTGCCTTTACTGGTTCACGTTACTACTGGGTGAATGCTAACTACATGACCCCTGTTTATCACTCCCGTCGCTACTTCGAGAAGCACGATCCAATGAGGCACCCCAACCAGCCATTCACAAGCGTTCAGCCTGTCGATTGCTGGTGGAACCTCTTCTGCAACTCGCGTAAGCGTCAGGGTATCGTCCGTCCATCTGCTTGATAAGACGGTTTCTATAACACTCTTTGACTGAGGAGAAATACGATGTCAACTGGAGTACCTATTGGCGGACCTTTGGGACTGGAAATTCCAGTAGTAGAGTTCCGTGCAATCAACCGAACAGATGCTACTTTGACGGTTGGTGATGTTTTGATGATTGATATGGGTGGAACGGCAGGCGAAGTTTCTGGAACAGACAACACTGTTGCAGGCGCATCAGATGCCGGGCTTTCTAATGTTGTTGCACCTACAGACAATCTTGCTGTAGGCGTTGGAATCCTGTGTGTTGCTCTTGAGGCTACTACAGACAACTCAACAGGACGATTCCTTTTGCAAGGAAGAACAACTGCAAAAACGAGCGAAGCAATTAACAATCTTGGTGCTGCTCTTACTGTAGACAACAGTTCTACGGCTTTGAGTGACACTGGTGGTGTTAATCAGGGGTTCTTTGCCTACGCTCTTGAGGAAACTTCTGGTGCTGGAACAGCTCAGGTTCTCTTCAACGGTTTTGGTTGGGGCAATCAGGCTTCGTCTGACTGATCCTAACGGATTGATTCGCGTCATCTGTCCCCTTCGGGGGGCAGATGGCATTCTCTAGCGTAGCGAGTGGGTCTACGCAAACTTTACCTACAGGCAGGAGAAAATAAAATGCCTAGTCCTTTCCAAACGCGAGTAATCGCAACACAACAGGCTGGTGGCCCTCCCGGCATTAACAATGAAACCTTGGCTGCAAACAAAACGCTTGTTGACAGTGATGTCAAGCATCAGCGTCTTGACGCTGGCGGCAGTGCAAGAGATGTTATTCTTCCAGCGGAAGAAGGCTCTACTGGCCGCGAGTTCTGGATTTGGAACGCATCTGATGCTGCTGAAAATCTAGTTGTTAAAGACGATGCTGGCTCGACAATCGGTACTCTTAATCAGAACGAGATGGGTTGTTTCGTATGCACAGGCTCGGCTTGGCTTGTATGCAACATCATCACTGGCGCAATTTCCTGATAAACCTTAGCTGCGGCGGGTGCTGGCAAACCCA